CAGCTCCTAATTATGTTATGTTAGATGGTGAAAGTAATATATCTTCAAGTCTAATTTTATTCAATGCTCAAAATGATGATGTTAATACTATCTTTTTAGATGTTCCAGAAAGCAGTGCTGAATCTGGAAGAAAAATCAAAAATAATTTAGATGATATTAAAGATATTAGACCTCGAGGTCCAAAGGCAAATGAAAGTATGCCTATAAGAAAGTATAATAATTATCTATTAGAGCATATTCCTGAGAAATTTAGAACCTTAAAAAGAATGAATATATTTCCATATGTACTTGGATTAGGAATTGCATTTAAGCCACAATATCTTCATTGTTCCAATTTTTGGCCACCATACTTATCTACTAGAACTCATTTATTGGCATCAATTAATTTGAAAAAAAGGAAATATTGGGTATGACTGAGATTCCATTAGCTAAATCAGCTTGGGTTGATATTAGGCAAGATAAGCTCTATAATCCTCCAGTAAAAACAAATTGGCCAAGACCTTTAGCACCAACACAAAGAGGTAACCCTTTATTAGTACAGGTATCTGGTGGTGTTGATTCAACTGGAATGGTTTATTGGCTATTAGAAAACACGAAAGAAGAAATCCATATTAATCATGTTCTTCTTACAAGAGATTGGCAATCTAAAACAGAAGCAGAACATATTGCAACTCAAGAAATTGTTCATTGGTTGAGAAAAAATTGTCGTGAATTTACATATTCAGAAACTCGAATTGGAACTCCCGGATATGATTATGCAATAGATCATTTGTTATACGCTACTAATGGCGCTATGATGTGTTTAAGTGGTCGATTTAAAACAATGTGTACTGGTAGAATTAGAACTGATGAAACTATAAACGGAACTCGTAATTTTAGAAGGGCTTTACAATTATTTAAAGCTGCTACTGCTGGGTATTCTACAAGTGGTCGAGAAATTGAATGGTGGATCCCGGTTAATAATCTATGCAAAAGAGATTTAATTAACTTAATGCCAAAAGACCTTTTTAAGTTAACATGGTCTTGTCATTACCCAATTAAAAATAAAGATGGATCTTTTAGTGAATGTCGAAAATGTATTGGGTGCGGTAGAAGAATTGAAGGAATGCATCAAACTGGAAATTTTGAAGAAATTCCACCAGATATTATGGAAAAATTAGAAATGGAAGATGTTACAGATTTTGTTATGAAACATGATTACAAGTATAGGCCTCCAATTACTGACTTTATTGGGAGATTATCATAATGTGGGCATTATTAAATGAAGATAGAAGTGATGTTGAACAAGTAATTATTAATCCAGTTCCTATTAGAATTGGTGAAGTTCAACACCCAGCACAAATATTCTCAACTTGGTCTCATGAAGAATTATGTGAGGTGGGCATTTATCAGCTTTATGTCCAAACATGTGATGAAACATATTGGGAAGTATTAGGTACTGATTTTGAAATTGATCATGATAAGTATGTTGTTTATGAAAAACCAATTAAACAACCAAAGCCAGTTCATAATACTAAAGCATATTTAGTATGTGAAGTTCAAGAAAGGGCATATGTTATTTTGCTTCAATCTGATTGGGCTGTTTTACGAGCATGGGAAACTAATGGTCGAAAGCCAGTTCCATCTGAACTTTTAGAATATAGAGATCAAGTACGAGAATGTGCTGATCGAAAAGTAATTGAAATCGATCAATTAGATACTATTGAAGAATGCGAATCATATGATATTGAAGCAGGTTGGCCTGTTTATGTAGAACGAGCTCCTTATTCTAGAATTCAAGTTTTAGAAGCTGAGAAAAAACGTATTGAAGAAATGATTCAAAAAAGGCGTAGAATTGCCGCTATTATTGCTTTAGAAGCCAAAGAAAATGGTGAATTTGATGATTTGGCTCAATCTGGTAAAACTGGGAATGTTGAAGAAGCTTTAAACGAAGACTAAGGTTAACGCTCCCGACATTATAAATAGTTCGTAAGAATTATGAAGGGAGCGTCTTATGGCCATACCAGCTACACGCAAAGAATTCAAGGATTATTGCCTAAGACGTCTCGGAAGTCCAGTTATCGATATTAATGTTGATGATCAACAAGTCGAAGACCGGATTGATGAGGCGCTTTTGTACTATAGAGACTATCATTATGACGGTACAGAAAGAGCTCTTATAGCTCATGAAATGACCGCAACTGATAGAACCAATAAGTATATCTCTCTTAATGAGAATGTTATTGGTGTAACTCGATTACTCCCATTCCAAACATCAACAACTTCATCTACCTTATTCAATGTAAGGTATCAGGTTCATCTGAATGATTTATTTGATTTCAGTGCAGAATCGATTATACCCTATTACATGGCAATGGAAAGAGTAGCAACTCTAGAAGAATTATTTACAGGCCAAAGACAAGTTAGATTTAATCGTCATATGGATAAACTATATATCGATATGGATTGGGAAAATGATGTACAAGAAGGCGAGTATATAATTATTGATTGTTATAGGGTTGTTGATCCGGATACGCATACAGATGTATGGGGAGATCGTTGGTTAGCAAGATATGCTAGCACTCTCATTAAAAGGCAATGGGGATCAAATGTTTCGAAATTTGAAGGAATCCAATTGCCAGGTGGTCAAACTTTTAATGCGGCAAATATTGTATCAGAAGCCCAGGAGGAATTGAACAAACTAGAAGAAGAAATGAACTCAGCATATAGTCTTCCAGTTTATGATATGACGGGATAATACAATGGCTGTTAACAAATATTTCAATAATTTTGGCTATAAACCAGAGCAGAATTTAGTTGAAGATTTAATAGTAGAATCTATTAAACAATATGGTCATGAGGTAAAATATATTCCTCGTACTCTTGTTGAAGAAGATCATATATTTGGTGAAGATACTTTATCTAAGTTTCAATCTGCTATTCCAGTTGAAGTATATATTCAAAATGTTGAAGGTTTTGAAGATGTAGGTGAATTTGTTAGCCGCTTTGGTATGGAAGTTCATCATCAAATTACATTTTTAATTGCAAAGAAACGTTGGGAACAAATTAGATTAGGCGAAAGTCTACAAACTGAAGTTGGATATTCCCTTCAAAACGAATCAGCAAATACTGCAGCTCCCGGTCCAGGAATGCAATATCAAATAGAAACTGGAACGGTTGGGGCTAATAATTATGGAATAATTCCATACGGTTTTCCAAATGAGGGAGATTTGATATGGTTTGAAATGACTGGTAAAATGTTTGAGATTAAGAACATGGAACATGAAACCATGGGATTTTATCCAAATGGTGCATTAAACATGTTTGAACTTAAATGCGAAGTCTTTGAATACACTAGTCAAGTTATCGATACGGGTGATACTGAAATTGATAATCTCGAGACTCTATTTAGTCAAAATACTTTGGATTATCAGTTTAGTCTTGATGTTGGTGACGAAGGTTATGGTGCTGGTCAGATTCTATGGGAAGATGGTGGATTTAGTCTACAAGAATTTACTGCCACTACTAATAATCAAGTCAGTGCTAATAATAGTCTATTCCAAATTGAATCTGCTGGAATCATTGACTTTAGTGAGACTAACCCGTTCTCAGAAGTGGATAGATACTAATGTTTGGTGCACAATATTATAATCAATCAATAAGAAAATATATTATCGCATTTGGTAATTTATTTAACGATATAGTTGTGCGTCGAATTAATAACGCTGGTGAAGTTGTTCAAAGTTTAAGAGTTCCAATTGCATATGGACCAAAACAAAAATTTTTAGTTAGAATATCATCTCGCGAAGATAGAGATATGGCAGTTTATATTTCAACCCCACGAATTGGGTTTGATATGGAATCAATTGAATATGATGCCACAAGAAAATTGCAATCTACTATTAAAAATGCAACAATGAGTGGTACAGACAATACTGTATTAAAGACCCAGTTTGTCCCAGTACCATATAATATTAATTTGAGACTATCAATTCTAGTACAAAATGCAGATGATGGTGCACAGATTATAGAACAAATATTACCATATTTTACTCCGGATTGGACTATAACTATGAATCTAATTCCGGAAATGAAAATTAAAATGGATGTTCCTGTTGTATTAACTGGGGTTTCATTAGAAGATACGTATGAAGGAGACTATGATACACGTAGAGCTCTAGTATGGGATCTCAATTTTACAATGAAAGGTTATCTATTTGGACCTACAAATCATCAAGGAGTTATTACAAGAACTCAAGTTGACTTTATGTCAGATACTGCTGTTGGTAAAGGTAGGGATGAAAGAGTTGTAATTACTCCAGGCCAACATGCAAATGGAACAGCAACTACTAATTCAGCTGCATCAATTGCTCGATCCCAAATTAGTGCAAATAGCGATTATGGTTTTGCTACTGATATGTTTAGTTATATTGGTGATGGTAAAGTGTATAGGCCTAAATCAGGACAGGATTCATAATAATGATTAAAGAATTTATATTAGTGATCTCCATGTGGGGACAAACCGCGACTGGCAATTGGGAATACATAGGTAATCAATATGTTTATAATATCCCGATGACACAAAATGAGTGTAAAGAAAAAATCAGTGGAAAGAATTGGTCTACACATCTACACAATGGATACTACAGAATACAATTTGATTGTATGCATCAATCTTTGGAACGGAAATGAAAACCAAATTAGAAAATAATATGGAAGAAATATTTGAGCTTCCAAGTTCTCCTCCAATAAGTGATGAGAAAATGGAAGTATTGCCGTATCAAGAAGATGATACTGTAGATACAGATATTGATTATGCCAGAGAAAACTTGTATAAGATTGTAGAATCTGGGAATGATGCCCTAGAAACTTTATTAAATGTTGCTAAGGCAAGTGAAAGCCCACGAGCATTTGAAGTAGTTCAACAATTTATCAAAACTATGGCAGATGCCAATAAAGATCTTGTAGAATTACAAAGAAAAAAGAAGCTTCTTAAAGGTGACGTCGAAAAAGCTAAAGAAATTCATAATAACTTATTTGTTGGTTCTACTGCAGAATTACAAAAAATGATAAAAGAGATGAAATAATGTATAGTTATAAAGTAAACGTTACTCGAATTGTTGATGGTGATACTGTAGACGTAGACGTAGATCTAGGATTTGCCGTTTGGTTAAAAAAACAAAGAGTTCGTATGCATGGTATTGATACACCAGAATCTAGAACTAGAGATTTAACAGAAAAATGGTATGGTAAATTATCTAAAAAATGGTTAGAAGATACATTAGCTAATCAAGAAGTTACACTTAAATCACTTGGAAAAGGCAAATTCGGTAGGATTTTAGGAATACTAGAAATTAATGGTCAATCAATAAATGATAAAATGATTGAAGAAAATATGGCAGTTCCTTATGAGGGACAATCTAAATCAGATATTGAACAAGCCCATTTACAGAATAGAGTGTTATTAGAATCAAAAGGTATTAAGCATCCTTAATAAGTGTCAAGCTAATTATACCATATCTTTCCGAAAGTGTCAATACACATGAGTGATTTCTATTTAAACAATCCAAATTTAAAGAAAGCTAATGTGAATGTTCCTTTTACTAAGGAGCAAGTGGAAGAATATGTTAAATGTTCAAAAGATCCTGTTTATTTCATAGAAACTCATGTCAGAATTATTAATATTGATGAAGGTTTGATTCCATTTAAGCCATATGATTATCAAAAGAAAATGATAAGTTGCTTTAAGGATTCTAGATTTTCTATTTGTAAGCTGCCAAGACAATCTGGAAAATCAGTTACTGTTACAGCATTTATGTTATGGTTAGTATTATTTCATCCTGAGCAATCTATCGCAATATTAGCTAATAAAGAAAGATTGGCAAGAGATTTACTTGGTAA